TCACCTGGGAAATGCGGTGCGATACATGGACGTAAAAGGCCACCATGATGCTTCTCTTAAAGCAATCGCTGATGTTAGAAATAAATTGAAGAATGTAGTGAAAGCATTTGACAAGGCATTTTATGAGGCTTCAGCAGTGGATAAGGAGATAATCCGCGCTGATGCAGCGGCGTCAAAAAAAGCAGTTAGGAAATAAGATTGCATAAAACATAATGAAAATATTTGATGAAGTAAATGAAGATAACCTTATTATTTTTGCGGCGAGGCATTATTACAACCCAAAGTGTATTGATGTTGAAGAATTTTATGAAGATTTAAATAGGGTAAAATATGTAAAGAGATTGGTGAACAGATATACTGGAAATGAAGATAAAAAATTATCTGTTCGCCTAATCTTAAACCACATAGTAATAATATTTAATGTGTTTGGTATTGATGCAGCACTTAAAATATTAAAACTAAAACTTGATGATGAGCATTGGTCAATAATCAAACCTTTTCTCATCTTTTTAAAATATATAGAATATGATGATTTTATAGGAATTGATATGGACACAAGAGTAGTAGAAGAATTAAGGAAGATATAAACTATGGGAATGATTGCAAGAGCAGGTGACCTATTATATACATTTAGATTTTTAACTCTTTTGGTTACACCTTTTGAGAGAACAAATGCTTATAAGTTTGGAATTATAGACAAAAGTGGAAAAAGACTCAAGGAAAAAGAAGTTACCACAAGTCAAGAAAAAGGTGCGTACACACATTTTCATCGTATGGTTTTTAATATAAAAAAATTGCTTGGGAAGTTTCCTGGTGGTAAGACTACAATTGCATCCTATGCGGCTGCACTTTATTTAATAAAAGAAAAATTAGAACTAAGTGATAAGTCAATAAAACAAATAGTAGAGAAGTGTGGTCACACTACTGATATGTTCCTAGCAGAAGAAAACACATGGTTTATGTTAGAGAATAATATTCTTGCAAGTGGTGTTTATAGAATAAAATATGATAAAGTTGTTAATAGCACTATAGAAGAAGTTGTGAGAGCAAAAGATCAAATAAGAGTATCACATGATTGTAATCCTGTGGGTGATATATTCGGACTTCATATATATGAAGCGACTCATTTAAAAACAAACCAAAAAATATACGTTTCAGCAGAGGAATTAATGTAATGAAAAGTTTTAAAAATTATCTATCAGAGGGACTTAATGATCCGGGAATTTTCAAAGCAGTTTTTCTTGCTGGTGGGCCAGGTTCAGGAAAATCATTTATTGCAACGTCAAATAGTAAAGGTCATCTAGGACTATTGGCAATGGGATTGAGAGTGTCAAATATTGATACCGCATATGAAAACTTACTAAAAAAAGCAGGTATGTCTACTACGCCAGAAGATATTTGGTCTGATAAGGGGCAAGAACTTAGACTAAAAGCATTAGCACTTACGGATAAACAGAAAGAAATCTATATCAAAGGTAGGTTAGGTATTATTATTGATGGTACTGGTAAAGATTATGATAAAATCATGACGCAGAAAAAAATGTTTGATAAACTAGGTTATGACACAGCAATGGTTTTTGTAAATACAAATCTTGAGACTGCGATACAAAGAGATAAAGATAGAGATAGAACTATTGGTGTAGAAAACGTAACAAAAATGTGGAAAGGTGTTCAAGATAACTTAGGAAAATATCAAAGTGCCTTTAAAAATAATTTCATCATTATTGATAACTCTGAAGGAAAAGATTGGAAACGTGATGCTCAAAGAGGATTTAAAGATTTAGCAAAGTTGACTAAAAAACCTGTTTCTAATGCTATTGGTAAAAAATGGTTAAAACAGGCCGAAGCAGAAAAGGGTGCGCCAGCGCAACCAAGGAAAAGTGGATGACAAAGAATAAAATTACAGAGGAAATTGCAGCAAACAATACCGCGAATGTTGCCAGCCATATGAATTTTCCTCTGGGAAAACCTATAAATGTTACAGATAGGCGTTATAAGAAAAAACAAAAAGAAGGTAAAACTGTACTTCTTAAAAGGTTTAGAGCATTTTCAGATGAAGTATCTAAGAGAAGATAATGCTTAAACTTTATATAATGCTTTTTGTTATTGGGTTAATAGGTTCAGTTGGCCTTGCTGGTTATGCTACATGGAATAACATGCAAGCAAAAATAGAAATTCTCAAAGAAAATAATACGAAATTAGAAGTTGCGGTTGAAACACAGACCGCAACTATTTCCAATATGGAAACTAATATAAAAAGAGTTAATACAGACCTAGATACTGTAAATAAAGAGTTAAGAAGAACACGCACCAGAAATAAAGTTTTATTGAAAAAAATTCAACAACATGATATAGGAATGCTTGGAGAGGCAAAACCTGATTTAGTTGAAAGAGTTGTGAACAACGCTAGTGAAAAAGCATTGAGATGTTTTGAGATTATATCAGGTGCAGAACTAACTTTGAAAGAAAGGAATGCAGAAAATGGCAAAGCGTTCAATAGTGAATGTCCTTGGATTTATGATGATCTTAACATCACTGGCGGGTTGTCTGGGTCGGAATGATATTCCAGAAACAATAGAAATAAAAACTAAACCAATAGAGAAACCGTTATTAGTATTACCAGAAGCGGATGAATTGGTTCAAAGAAAAGTTGAGTGGATTTTAATTACTCCAGAAAATTATGAGAAAGTATTTTCAGATATTAGTGACAAGGGAAGGCCACTTGTATTATTTGGTTTGACCGATAGAGGTTATGAAAATGTATCTTTAAATCTATCAGATATAAGAACATATATTTCTCAACAACAATCCATCATTGCATCATATAAAAGATATTATACTGAGGCAGAAGATACAATGGATACTATTACCCCCCAATAAAGATTCTTCTTATTATACAGCGATAGTATGATTCTGTCAATACGCTAAAAAGTCTATATGTCACATCTTAATAGTGTAAAAATTGTCCAGTAAACCACCATATTTGGTGTTTACAAGTAACTCAAAATACTATATAATGTACGGAATAAAAACAAAATATAAAAAAAGCGGAGATATGCGTATGCTATTTGAAGAACAAATTGCACGAAAACCAGACCTATACCCATGGACAAAACAATTCATAGAGGCGATTTGGAAGGGTTTTTGGACACCAGAAGAATTTAATTTTAGATCAGATTACTCACAGTTTAAGACTGATCTTACAGAACAAGAACAACAAATGGTTGTTCGCACTATGTCTGCAATCGGTCAGATTGAAATCGCCGTGAAAAGTTTTTGGGCAGATGTAGGTAAACATTTACCTCATCCTTCCATCAAAGATTTGGGTTATGCGATGGCAAACTCTGAAGTCATTCATAATATGGCGTATGAAAAAATTCTTGATGTTCTTCACATGACTCATGTGTTTGAGGAAAATATGAATGAGGAAGTCATTAAGAATCGCGTTAATTATTTACGCAAATATAACAATAAAGTATATGACGATGACAGAAAACAGTACATATATTCAATTATCTTGTTCACATTGTTTGTTGAAAATGTAAGTCTGTTTTCACAGTTCTATATAATTATGCATATGAATAGAAACAAAGCAGTGATGAAAGATTGCGCCCAGCAAGTGCAGTATACAAGAAATGAAGAAATGCTTCATGCTCAAGTCGGCATTAAATTAATTCAAACACTTAGAAATGAGTATCCAGAATATTTTGATGAAGAACTGCAACAGAGAGTTAAGCAAGAATGTATAGATTCACTTAAAGCAGAAAGTAAAGTGATTGATTGGATTATGGGAGACTATGCAGTAAAGGGTTTAGATGCTAATATTTTAAAATCTTTTATTGCTTATCGTATGGCAGAATCAGTTGAACAAACTGGTTTTGATGCTAGTGATATCAAATATGATCAAGATTTAGTAGACGAAACTTTTTGGTTTGAAGAAGAATTGTTGGGTGCTAATATGACAGATTTTTTCCAGAAAAGACCTGTTGAATATGCAAAGGGTCAAGGCATCACAGCAGATGATTTATTTTAGGAGTATATAATGGGATTTGAATGGGCAAATGAAGACTCACGGACTTTTCTAAGCCGTGGATATATTGACGGTAATATGACCGTTGAAGAAAGAGTGCGGAATATTGCACAGACAGCAGAAACTATCCTTGATAAAGAAGGTTTTGCTGACAAGTTTTATGACTATATGAGTAGGGGATTTTATTCCCTCTCATCACCAGTATGGTCTAACTTTGGTACTAAGAAGGGTTTGCCCATTTCATGTAATGGTGTTTACATTGAAGATGATATGGCATCAATCCTAATGAAAAATGCTGAAGTTGGTATGCAAACAAAAATGGGTGCTGGAACATCTGGATATTTTGGTGCTATTCGGGCTAGGGGTGAACCTATTAAGTCTGGTGGCACTGCTGATGGTCCTGTTCACTTTATGAATTTGACCGAAACTCAAGTTGATGTTGTTGCTCAAGGATCAGTTAGAAGGGGTTCGTTTGCGGCATACATGCCCATTGACTCTCCAGACATTATGGAGTTTCTTGAGTGTCGTGAAGAAGGTTCTTCAATTATGCATTTGTCGCTTGGTGTTTGTATTGGCGATGAATGGATGGAATCTATGATTGCTGGTGATAGTGATAAGAGAAATGTGTGGGCAAGAGTTTTGCGTAAGCGCAGAGAAAGTGGTTATCCTTATCTATTTTTTACCGATACCGTAAATAATAACAAACCACAAGTTCTTAAAGATCAAAATATTCCAGTTTGGGCATCTAATCTTTGTTCTGAGATTTGTCTACCGTCAAGTGATGAATGGTCTTTTGTTTGTAATCTAGCATCAATGAATTGTGCTACATTTGATGAATGGTGCGAAACTGATGCTGTTGAAACTATGGTTTGGTTTCTTGATGCTGTAATGGAAGAGTATTGCGAAAAGACTAAAGATATTCAGTTTATGCATTCTGCTTATAATTTTGCAAGTCATTGGAGAGCCTTGGGTCTTGGACAACTAGGGTGGCACACATATCTACAATCTAAAATGATTGCATTTGAATCTTTTGAGGCACAAATGTTAAGTATGAAAATCAGTAAATTTATTGATGATAAATCACTTGAAGCAACAAAAGAACTTGCTATTGAATATGGCGAACCAAAAGGTATGTTAGGTACAGGTGAAAGAAATCTTACAAGAACTGCTGTTGCACCAACTACATCATCTTCATTTATTTTAGGTCAAGTATCACCATCTATTGAACCTCTCGCATCAAATTATTTTACTAAGGATTTGGCAAAAGGTAAATTTACTTATAGAAACCCACATCTAAAAGCGTGTCTACATGACCATGGTGAAAACTCTGAAGAAACTTGGAAATCTATTCTTGTTCGTGGTGGGTCTGTCCAGCATTTAGATTTTCTAACACAAAAAGAAAAAGATGTATTTAAGACTTTTAGTGAGATTACACCATTGTCAATTGTGCAGCAAGCAGGTGCAAGGCAGAAATATATTGACCAATCGCAATCGCTAAATATACTCATACATCCAGATGTTTCGGCAAAGGATGTAAACTCATTAATAATAGAGGGTTGGAAACTGGGAGTTAAGACATTTTATTACCAGCGTTCAGCAAACCCTGCACAAGAATTGGTACGTGATATTATGACTTGTGCTTCATGCGAAGGATAGTATATGGCGAAGAAAGAAACATTTTATATTGATTGCCCAATGTGTCAATATCAAACACATGTGGAAGTTTTAAATGGTGATAATGACGCAGAACCAGAATGTTGTCCAATGTGTGGAAGTCCTATAGAACTATACACAGAAGATGATGAAGAAGAAGGATAGTGTGGTTTTTTGAAAACGCAATATTTGAACCAACCCAAGAGGAATTAGAACCTTGGGTTGGTTTTGTTTATGAAATTACAGACTTGAGTAATGATAAAAAATATATCGGTAAAAAATTATTTTGGGCAGTAAGAAAGTTACCACCATTAAAAGGTAAGAAAAGAAAAAGAATTAAAAGAACTCAGAGTGATTGGATGAATTATTATGGATCAAACGAAGAAGTAAAACTACTTGTAGAAAATGAGGGCCAATCTAGGTTCAAAAGAAATATTATTCGGTTGTGTAAATCAAAGGGTATTATGAGTTACTTTGAAGCAAAAGAACAATTTGACAGAGAAGTTCTTTTCAGTGATGAATATTACAATGAGTTTATAGGTGTAAAAATACACTCAATGCATGTGAAAGGAAAAGTATGATGAATAATATATTAAAATTCCCAAAGCAAGAGACCATAAGTGAGAATGACAAATTATTCTTAGAGATTGAGGATCAGACTCATATCATAAAAAAACAAAAGGAAGACATACAAAAGATGTTACAATCTAAAGAGAGGTCTAAAAAATGTACGAATATAAATGTAAAATCCTAAGAGTTGTTGATGGCGACACAGTAGACATTGATATTGATCTTGGTTTCGGAATATGGGTTCATAAAGAAAGAGTACGAATGATGGGTATAGATACTCCTGAATCTCGTACTAAAGATTTGACAGAAAAACAATTTGGTTTGGCGAGTAAAGCAAGATTAAAGGAACTGTTGCCTATTGGATCAATTCAAATTTTAAAAACAGAAATTGATAAATCTGGAGAAGATAAAAAGGGTAAATTTGGTAGGGTACTTGGAGATTTTTTGATTGAGAGAAATGTTAGTGGTTCATATGAGCAAAATGTTAGAGTGACTAGTATTATGATTGAAGAAGGTCATGGAGTTAAGTATTTTGGTCAGAATAAGGCAGACATAGAAAAAGATCATATGGTAAATAGGCAAAGATTATTACATGAGGGAGTAGTAGTTCTTAATGATTGACTTTTCAAATAATATATGGTAGAATAGTTATTGAATAAAATGGAGACTAAGGTAGAATGATTTTAATTGATTATAGCGGCATCGCTATCTCTAATATAATGGTACAAAGAATTGCTTTAGATGAAAATATTATAAGGCACATGATTTTAAACTCTATTCGTATGTATAGAAGCAAGTATAAAAAGCAGTTTGGTGAGATTGTTATTGTCGCTGATGGTGATGGTAATTGGAGAAAAGATATTTTTCCTCAATATAAATTAGGGCGAAAGAAATCTCGCGATGAATCACCCATTGATTGGGTAGAGGCATTTAGAATTATTAATATGGTATTTGATGAAATTACTGAAAATTTTCCTTATAAAACTATGAGAGTTTATGGTTGTGAGGCAGATGATGTAATCGCCAAAATTGCACTAGAAACTCAAGAGTTTGGTAAACATGAAGAAGTAATGATTGTTTCATCAGATAAAGATTTTGTTCAACTTCAAAGATATTCAAACATTAAACAATATTCTCCTATAGGTAAAAAACTTTTAGAGACTAACAATGCCAAAGAAACTTTAATGGAGCATGTCTTTAGGGGATGTAAATCTGATAAAGTTCCAAATATTCTATCACCAGATAATTCTTTTCCTGATGGAATTCGTCAAACCCCAATAACACAAAAAAAGATTGATGTTTGGATGGCGGCAGATGATTTAAAGTCTGTAATGAATGAAGAGACATACAGAAATTATTGCAGAAATAAAAAACTTATTGATTTAACAGAAACTCCGCAAAAAATCCAAACAGAAATTATAAATACATACGAAGCGCAAAACCCTTGGTCAAATAAAGGTAAAGTGTTTCCATACTTAGTATCAAAAAGATGCAGATTATTACTTGAATGTGTACAGGAGTTTATATAAAATGGTGAAGTTAGTTCATGAAGTTATTAGTGCCGCAAGGGAAGCGAAAGCAAATCCAGAAAAGATAAAAATTCTTCAAAGGGATAATACCGCCGCACTCAGAGATATTTTAAGAGGAACATATGATAAATTAGTTGTATGGAATGTTCCTAAAGGTGAACCACCACATAAACCTAGTGATGGTTATAATGACGCCTCAAACTTACTTAAACTCAACAAACAATTCAAATATTTTGTAAAGGGACTTGAAGGTGATCAGTTACCAAAAGCAAAGAGAGAGATGTTATTCATTAAACTCTTAGAGTCCATCCATCCAGAGGATGCTAAATTAGTTATTCAAATGACAAATAAAAAACCAATAACAGGAGTTCCAAAATCAGTCGTTCTAGAAGCATTCCCAAAATTATTAGTTAAGCCCTAATGATTTTTATACTAATTTCAATATCTGTAATGCTGGTTACTCTTTTAGAGTGTCCAGCATTTTACTTTAAGGAGAATCTTATGTCCAATCAGCAACTTCAAAGACTACAACAAGACAGCGCACAACTTGAAATGTTCGTAAATAAATTAGAGTCTGAAGGTAAACTTGATCTTGTAAAAAAAATAAAAGCAAAAAAGGAATATTTGGACAACTATATTACCACAAAAAGAGTGGAAGCAGCATAACTACTTGACAATATATATTTTTATGGTATAATATTTGTATAGATATAGAGAAAGTTCTTGGAGAAACTATGCCTAATTATACCATAAAAAATATAAAAACGAATGAACATTATGATGTTGACTGTACATATTCAGAATTACAAGAAATACTAAAAAATTCTGATTTAGTTCAAGGGTTATCCGCACCACTTTTAGTGGGCGGTGTAAAAGATATGTTTGGAAAGACGCCTGATGGATTTAAAGATTTGATGAAGCGAACTAAAGAAGGTTCTGGTAGAGGTAATACTATTAAAACATGAAAAAGAATAATTCATTAACTGTTAATATAGACGATCTTGAAGAAATTGAACCAATAACTCAAAACCAAAGTAAAGCATTTGACTATTGGGATGATGAATTAAATTTAATTTTATCGGGTAGTGCTGGCACTGGAAAAACTTTTATAGCATTATATCTTGCTTTAGAGTCAATGTTAAATGATCCAGACATTTATCGTAAAATTATTGTTCTTAGATCAGCGGTAACAACTCGCGATCAAGGATTTCTGCCGGGAACGAAAGAAGAAAAAGAATCATCTTATGAAGCACCATATCGTTTAGTATGTTCTGAATTATTTGGGTTTGAGGGTGCTTATAATAAAATGAAAACTGCAAATAAAATACAGTTTGAAACAACTTCTTTTCTTAGAGGTTGTACTTTTGATCAGGCTATTGTGGTTATTGATGAAATGCAAAATCTAAATTTTCATGAATTAGATTCTGTAATAACACGAATTGGTAAAGATTGTCGCGTCATTTTTTGTGGTGATCATAAACAAACAGATTTTAAATTTAAAGATGAGAGTGATGGAATTATTAAATTTATGAATATTATTGAGCAAATGAGATTTTTTCGTATTGTAAATTTTGGGTGGGAAGATATCGTTAGGTCTGACTTAGTTCGTGACTATATAATGACAAAAGAGATGTTAAATATCTAATCGCATATGGAGAGAGAAAATGATTGAGATTTATGGAAAAGATAATTGTGATTATTGTGATAAGTCTGTAGCGTTAGTAAAAAAATATAATTTGAGATATGAATATAAAGATGCAACAGACTTGGATATCTATAGTGAATTATTAGAAAAGATAGGGTCAGTACCTACAGTTCCACAAATATTTTGGAATGGTAATCATATTGGTGGATACGAAAGTCTTGTTGTAGAAATACAAAACACAAGGGAGTACGGACAAGATGGATTTTGAGTTTACAAAAGAACAACTAAAAGAAATTTTACATAGAGATGACGTTGATGAATGGTATGATGCCATGATAGAAATGTTTCCAAAATATGATATTACTACAAAAAATAGAGTTGCTGGTTTCTTAGCCCAAACAGCACATGAAAGTGCAAACTACAAAACTATTACAGAAAATCTAAATTACAGTGCAAAGGCACTTGATGCTATTTTTGGAAAATATTTTACAAGACGGGGGATTTCTCCTAAAAACTATCATAGAGAACCAGCAAAGATTGCTAATCATATTTATGCCAATCGTATGAAAAATGGTGATACTGCATCTGGAGATGGATGGCGTTTTAGGGGTGGTGGAATACTGCAATTAACAGGTAGACATAATTATACTGCATTTGGTAAAAGTGTTAATATGACTGCCGAAGATGCTACAGATTATGTAAGAACAAAACAAGGTGCTATTGAAAGTGCTTGTTGGTTCTGGCGCACAAATAACATTAATAAACATTGTGATAATAACGATATTATTACCATGACAAAAAGAATTAACGGTGGTACTATCGGTTTGGCTGATAGAAAAAAGCATTATGCTCATGCACTAGAAGTGTTAGGAGAACATTGGGATGCTGGAGAAGATAATGATGACGTAACATATAGCCTTATTCGTAAAGGTTCTAAAGGTGATACTGTAAAAAAATTGCAAGAAGCATTGGGAATTACTGCTGATGGTGATTTTGGATTTGGAACAGAAGAGGCTTTAAGAGCATGGCAAAAAGCAAACGAATGTACTGTTGATGGTATCGCAGGACCACAGACATTAAAATTAATTTTTTCAAAGGAGTAAGATGAAGTAAAATGGCAAAATTCGGTAGATATGACCCACGAAATAAGAAGCGTGACCGAAATAAAAATCACTCACAAAATAAAGATACTAGAATTCGTGAGGTTGATGAAAAACCAAGGTTTAATTTAAAAGGTAATAATATAAATTATGCGCTTTTAGATGGTATTAGTGAGTTTGATGATGAAGATAATGACCCAAGTTTATAGTAATTATTATAAAATTAATAGAAATTAAAAAGGTATATTATGAATAAAGTAATTCTTACTGACTGCGATGGTGTTCTTATGGATTGGGAACGAGCATTTGGTGAATGGATGGTTAGTAATGGCTATGTAATTAATAAAGAATATGAAAAATCATATAACATGGCAAAAAAGTATGATATAGATGATCATAAAAAACATGAACTTGTAAAGTATTTTAATGAATCTTCTCGCATTGGATGGCTTCCACCTCTGCGAGATTCTGTAAAATATGTGAAAAAATTACATGAAGAACATGGTTACGTTTTTCATATGATAACGTCATTATCTAAAAATCCTTGGGCTGGAAGGTTAAGAATTGAAAATACTGAAAGACTCTTTGGTAAAAGTGCTTTTGAAAAATACATTTTTCTTGATGTTGGTGATGATAAA